TATAATATAATAAAAATATGGTTGAAATTTCATTATTTGGTAGACTTAAAAAACTTTTTTCTACAGATGTTGTAATTCGCAACGTAGGTGGTAAAGAACTAAAAGTAATGGATACTGATGGTATTCAAAGATTAGGGGTTATCCAAACAAATTCCCTATATGATCGTTATTCTCGTTTATATACTACATCAGGTAATCTAAATTATAATCTTTCTCAACAACTTAATTATCCTACTACACGTATTCAATTATTTGCTGATTATGAGGCAATGGATACAGATGCTATTTGTGCCTCTGCTCTTGATATTGTAGCAGACGAATGTACTTTACGTAATGAACAAGGTGAAGTATTACAAATTAGAAGTAGTGATGAGACAATTCAAAAAATTCTGTATAATTTATTTTATGATGTATTAAATATTGAGTTTAATTTATGGGCTTGGTCTCGTAATATGTGTAAGTATGGTGATTTTTATCTTAAATTAGAAATTAGTGAAAAATTTGGTGTATATGGAGTAATACCTTTTTCATCATATAATATTTTAAGGGAAGAAGGATATGACCTACATAAACCACAATCAGTACGTTTTAAATACGATCCAACAGCTACTGCTACTTCACCTTTAGGATATGTGTTATCAGCTCCATTAGTAGATCAAGGAGGTAAAGGGGTTTATTTTGATAACTACGAAATGGCTCACTTTAGATTATTAAGTGATTTTAACTATTTACCTTATGGTAGAAGTTATTTAGAACCAGGACGTAAATTATACAAACAATTAGTATTGATGGAAGATGCGATGTTAATTCATCGTATTGTTCGTGCCCCAGAAAAAAGAGTATTCTATGTTAACGTTGGTAACATTCCACCAAATGAGGTAGAAGGTTACATGCAAAAAATGATTAACAAAATGAAGAAAGCGCCAGTTGTAGATCCTCAAACTGGTCAATATAATTTAAGATATAATATGCAAAACGTGCTTGAGGATTTCTATATCCCGGTTCGTGGTGGTGATACAACAACTAAAATTGATACTACAAAAGGTTTAGAATATGCTGCTATTGAAGACGTAACATACTTACGTGATAAACTTTTTTCCGCTTTAAAAATACCTAAAGCGTATTTAGGATATGAAGGTGAATTAAGTGGTAAAGCCACACTAGCAGCGGAAGATATTCGTTTTGCACGCACTATTGAGCGTATTCAAAAAATATTAATTAGTGAATTAACTAAAATAGCATTAGTACACTTATATGCCCAGGGATATACTAATGAGCAATTGACAAATTTTGAATTATCATTAACTACTCCATCAATTATATACGATCAAGAACGTATTGAGTTATTAAAATCAAAAATTGAACTTGCTGGTTCAATTATGGATAATAATTTAATGCCTACTGATTGGATTTATCATAACCTTTTACATTTATCAGAAGATCAAGTATCTGAAATTAGAGATTTATTAGCCGAAGATAAAAAGCGTGAATTTAGATATGAACAAATTAAAGCAGAAGGTAATGATCCTGAACAATCAGGTCAAGCTTATGGTACACCTCACCAATTAGCATCATTGTATGGTAAAGGTAGACAATCAACCAGAACTGACGTACCTAAAGGGTATAGTGAAACTGATTCTGACTACCCAGAACAACCCATACCTGGACGTCCTGAAAAAGGCGTAGATCATTACGGACAAGATAGTAATTTTGGGCGTGATAGGTTAGGGGTGCAAGATCTTAAGGGCAAGGGTAAAGATGGTGACGGAATGGGCGCGTATAATACTAAAACACGCGCAAATGTTAATACAAGTATGAAACTTGAAACGCTAAACACACAAGCAATTTATTTACAAAATAAAGCTATATTTGATGATTTGAAAGGGATACGAAAAATTAATCTTTTTGAGCAAAGCAATTTGTTAGATGAAGATAACATCCGTGAGGAAATCAAATAGAATAAATATTTATAATTAGTAGTATTCTACATTATGAAAGTCAAACATAGCAAATTTAAAAATACCGGCATATTATTTGAATTATTAGTACGTCAAATCACAGCCGATTCAATAACCAATCAGAATTCTAAGGCATTAGGATTAATCAAGAAATTTTTTATGAGTTCTGAAATGGCTAAAGAAAACAAACTTTACCAATCTTTAGTTAATTCTGAACAATTAAATGAGCAAAAAGCTAATGTTGTTATTTCAACAATTTTAGAATTATCATCAAAAATTGATAGAGTTAAGCTAAATAAGGAAAAATTTAATTTAATTAAAGAAATCAAATCATCATATGATTTTCAAGATTTTTTTAAGGCAAAAATTAATAACTATAAAACATTAGCTTCAATTTACGTATTATTTGAATCTTATACTGATAAGAAATTCAAAAATCCTGAAACTATTATTTCAAGCAAAATTAATATTTTAGAGCATTTAACCAAAAGCAAAGCCTCATCTAATTTATCACCTATTGTTGAAGAGTTCTTACAACAAGATAAAGCTAGTCGTGTATTAGTTCAAAAGGTAATGCTTGAAAAATTTAATAAAAAATTCGCTAAATTAACAGACGAGCAAAAAGAAGTATTACGCGAATATATTCAAAGTGTATCCGATTCAACTAATTTAAAAAAATTTTTAGATGAAAAATTTAAACAAGTTAGATTAGAATTAATTGGATTACAAAAAACAATTGACGAACCCGTAACTAAAATTAAGGTTCAAGAAGTTATAACACTAATTAATCCACTTTTGGAATCAAAGAAGATTAAAGACGAACAAGTATCAGCTTTACTTCAATACCAAGAATTAGTTAACGAACTTAAAAGAGTCAATAATGCCTAAGATTAAATTAGTTAAGAAAAAAACAAATGAGATGTCCGGAACCGGTGGTTCCGCATCTGCTACTCCAGGCACAGGTGCTCAATATGCTGCTCCTAAAGCGTTCCCAAAAGTTGCTTCTGATTATAATAAAACATTTGGAACACATTTTGCTCCATCTATTCCTAATCGTCCTTCAAAAGCAATTGATTATAAACAATTATATGAAGCTGGTTTTAATATAGGAGATAAACTTAAGCATAAATTAACAGGTGCTGAAATGGTAATAACTAAAATAGATGGTAATAATCTTACAACAAAAATTACTGATGTAGGAACTTTAAAAGGAGGAAAAGTAGGACAAATAAATAAAACAAATGCTTTACTTATTGGTAAAACATATGATTGGATCGCTGATGATGATGACATGATAGATGAAGGTGAATTAAAATTAGGTGTAAAGTATGACTATAAAGGAGAGAGCGGATTTATATCTACAGGAGGATCTAATGATCCTAGAAATTGGAAGTTTTTAAGTGGTAAAAAACCAGATCAATATCCTTATTTAGCTGTTAAAGCAGATTTAGTTCCTTCTGAAAAACAACCAGGAAAATATGATGGGGCTTTTGATATGGGTTTAGGTAAAGGACATCATATAGATGAAGCAGGTAATGAATATGATTCTTTAGCAGGTATTTTAAAACAATTAGGTGCTGAAGATGATGCTGTTAAAGTGCTTATTAAAGCAGTTGAAATGGGTGCTTTAAAACCATCTGATACTGTTACTATTGTAAAAAAAGCATTAGGTAAAAAAGAAATTAATGAAGTGAAATTAGATATTGATGATAGAATTAAAGTAACTTATGGTAATGAATTTTACGGTGAGACTGGAACTATAACTGATATCAAACGTGGATTTGTAACTGTAGAAATGGATCGTGATGGTAAAGAATATAGTATGCATTTAAGTGATGTACAGAAAATAGAAGATGAAGATGATGATGACATGATAGATGAAGGATATTATGAATTTGATATGGAAGATGATGATCAAATAGACTATAATAGCATATCTGATTTAGAAGATGAATTAAGTAGACTTATACGTTGGTCTAATGAATTTGGCCATAAAGGTGCTGATGCCCAAATTGACCAATTACAAAAAAGAATAGAAGATTTAAAAAAACAATCTATAAAAGAAGGATATGCTAAGTTTAGAAACGAAACTAAAATGCGTTCTAAACCAGACCAATTCCATCAAGCTGTAAAGCAAATAAAACAAAAAATGAACGAAATTAATCGTATATTTGAATATGTTGATCGTTTAAAAAGTGAATTAAGTGAAGGTGAAGACTTAAAATATAAAAAATACACCGAAAATGCATTCCAACAAATTAAAGAGAGTGCAAAAAAATTATTTTTAAAATCTACAAAATTAAAATAAAATGGCAGACAATTTTAATATGAAACAATTCCTAACTG